AAATTTATTAAATCATACTTGTATACATCTCTTGTTGATCAAGTTAATGAATTAAATTTATATTTAATTGATAATGCTTTATTAAAAGAAGCTTATGAATGGATGGGCGAACAGAGAGTAATAAAAACCAGAGATTTTTTGAATAAAATTATTGAAGATGCTAAACAGTATGAAAAATCAAAACGACCTGGAAGAAAACCAAAAACTTCAAATAAATAAAGGTATAGAATTCATGTTGCGTAGGAGGGTTGATAAAGTCAAACCTAAGCATGGATTAAATTTAAGTAACACTTTTCACCTCCTACGCAGAACATTCCATTTTCATCTGGAGTTTTCCTGGGAGGTTGACAAACCAACAAGGGAGTAGTAAGATGGAGTCAGCAACACCATATATCTTATTCTTTAGTGGAATAGGTATCGTAGGGTCTTTTATGATTGGACTGATGATCGGATGGTTCGGAAACGATATCGTCTATTCATTTTTAAACAAGAACAGGATTGTTCCTATGCATCCTGAAATGTTTGATGAAAATGGTCAACTGATTCCTGATGAGATCGTAGCGGTTCGCTTTGAGAATTCTGAAGATTTTGAGGAGTACGACGAAGAGGATTAAATGATTCTAATTGATATGAATCAGATTATGATTAGTAATCTGATGGTGCAACTGAAAGGCGATGCTTTGAATGAAAATCTTGTTCGTCATATGGTGCTTACTGCCCTTCGCGCATTTGAAAAACAATACTCTCCTAAGTATGGTGAGGTTGTTCTTGCGTATGACAGTAAGCACTACTGGCGAAAGGAAGCATTTCCTTATTACAAACAGAATAGAAAGAAAGACCGAGAAGCATCTGATCTAGATTGGAATGCTATCTTCGAAGTCTTGAATAAGATACGCGATGAAATTAAAAACTTTTTTCCGTATAAAGTTGTTGAGGTATATGGAGCTGAGGCTGATGATGTTATCAGTACTCTCACCACCTATCAAGCCTATCGTAATATTAAACTCCAGAAAGCAGGAGAAGATGCTGAACAAGTTTTAATCTTGTCTGGCGATAAAGATTTTATTCAACTACAAAAATATCCTTTTGTGAAGCAATACAATCCTATTTTAAAAAAGGAGATTAAACATGCGGACCCAAAAGCATATGCTAGAGAGCATATCATTAAGGGAGATAAGTCAGATGGCATACCTAACTTCCTATCTGATGCTGATACATTTGTGGTAGGTAAAAGACAGAAACCTATAAGTAAGAAAAACTTAGAAAAGTGGGTAAAGCAAGATCCATCTGCATTCTGTCTTGATCAACAAGCGAGAGAAAACTATGAGCGCAATCGAAAATTGATTGATCTTTCTTGTATTCCAGAACACCTTGCTACAGAAATTGTTAATTATTACAAGTCACTAAATAGCAACGAAAGGAAAGTTCCATTGGAATACTTCCAAGAACATCAACTTACCAAGTTGATGGAAGATTTCGTATTTCGTAACACACAACCATTTTGAATTGACATGGCAACTAAAACATATCGCCCTCTAATTTCAGAGGTGCTACGCAAAACCAATAACGCAAAGACTAAAGAAGAAAAGAAACGAATTTTGTTAGAAAATAACACGCAAGTTCTTCGTTCTCTTTTCATCTGGAACTTTGATGATAGTGTAGTTTCTATGCTACCTGAGGGAGAAGTTCCGTATGTAACTAATCCAGCACCAGAAGGAACGGATCATCTGTTACTTGAAAATGAAGGTAAGAAAATGTTCCACTTTGTCAAAGGTGGATCTAATATTACCCAAAGTAAAAGAGAACAAATCTTTTTAGGTATGCTTGAAAATCTTCATCCTGATGAAGCAGAGATTCTTTGCTTGGTGAAAGATAAGAAGCTTCAAACAAAATACAATAGAATTTCAAAAGCATTAGTACAAGAAACATTTCCACAAATTCAATGGGGAGGACGTAGTTAATGAAAATTCTCCATCAAAACTGTGATCCTAGTATTGCCAAAGATCGTGGTTTACCTTATAATGCTTATCTAGTTACCTATGAAATTGATGGAGCACTCGCATATGATTTAGTTATTCCAGATAAACAAATCGAAATTTTTGATTATTACTGGGATAGATATAGAGAGGGTTTGAAGGGTTGGAAACAATCTGAGGGGAGAGTTAATCCAAAGCTTTGGGATTCCCCGTCAAAAGAACAAAAGAAAAAGAGGTAAAATGATTATTAATCAATCAGCAAAGACACAAGCGTTGTCTTATCTTGTTGGAAGTGATACAACCGTAGAGGCATTAACACTAAGGTTGTTTTCTAATAACTCTGCTATCACTGATAGCACTGTTGTTGCTTCTGTAACTGAAGTTACTACTGGAGATGGATATACTCCTAAAGTATTAACTGGTTCTTCGTGGACAGTTAGTGCTGGTCCTCCTCCTTCAGCTTCATATCCACAACAAACTTGGACATTCACAGCACCAAAAGGAAATATCTATGGTTACTATGTAACTAACGCTTCTGGTATTTTACTTTTGGCAGAAAAATTTTCTACTGGTCCATACAATGTTCAGACCAGTGGTGATGTTATTTCAGTAACTTTATCCTTGCGTCTTACTTGATATATGAATGAAGATAATATTGAATTGAATAGTGAAGAAGAAATTTTAAACGATGAGAACTACGAGTCTCCTATCGTACAAAGAAATATGTTCTATGCTAATGATGCGTTGAAACCACCGCCACCAGATGCTTCTGAAATTGATAAAAGAAAGTATCTACAAATACGCGAGTCTGTAAAACGTCTTCGTCGCCTAGAAAAAAATCCATTATTTCAAATACAAATGATGGACTTAAAACAACAAGTGAAGGATGAATCTAATGACGGTTAAACTTATTTCGGTGACACCAGATGCGGAAAAGACAATGGCATATATTGCTAGAGTGTCTAACCCTAGTAATCAAGATAACGAAAACTATGCGGGGTTACTTCGTTATTGTATTGAGCATAATCATTGGTCTGTGTTTGAACAATCTCATATGACACTTGAGATTGAAACAACTCGTGGCATCGCGGCACAAGTGCTTCGTCACAGGAGCTTCACATTCCAAGAGTTTTCACAGCGTTATGCTGATACAAATCTAATTACTGAAAATATTCCTGTACCTGATCTTCGTCGTCAGGATACTAAGAATCGTCAGAACTCCACTGACGACCTTGGAGACTATGTGAAACTGAAGTTTCAAGCAGAGATTGCTGAGCACTTCACCGCCGCCAACAACCTCTATAAGCGTCTCCTAGAGGCGGGAGTCGCTAAGGAGTGTGCTCGCTTTGTGTTGCCCCTGGCAACGCCCACAAGGATCTACATGACGGGCTCATGTCGCTCATGGATTCATTACATTGACCTTCGCTCTGCCCATGGTACTCAAAGGGAACACATGGAGATTGCTGAGGGATGTAAAGAGGTTTTTAAAACCCAGTTCCCAACGGTTGCGGAAGCCATGGAATGGTGATATAATGGGGTCAACCACGAAGACCCCATGAATATCTTCTACCTCAGTTACGACCCTCGTACTTGTGCCGCCGAGCATTGCGATAAGCATGTGGTTAAAATGATTGTTGAGTACGCTCAGCTTCTTTCCACTGCTCATCGTGTGCTCGACGGCATTCCTTATACGCAAAAATCTCCCAAAGGTAAAACAGTTAAGCGTTACCGATTAGAAAAACCACGGGAAGATGTGCTTTATAAAGCTTGTCACATCAACCATCCATCTGCTGTATGGGTTAGACAATCTCGCTCGCACTATCGTTGGTTATTCGATTTGTTTCAGCACTGTTGTGTAGAGTATACCCGTCGCTATAAAAATTATCATAGCACAGAAAGTTTGATTAGTTATCTTTGGGTTGCTCCATTTAACATACCAGAAGCAGGATGGATAGATCCGCCCCCCGCAATGCCAGATAAATATAAAGTGCCTGGAGATACCATCCAGTCATATCGTAACTATTATATCGGAGATAAAATTTCATTTGCGAAATGGAAATCTCCTTCCACCACTCCATCATGGTTTACTGAAGATGCCAACTTACAAATTCAAAGATAATAATACAGGTGAAGAGTTTGAAAAGTGGATGATGATGGCAGAAAGAGAACCTTATCTTGAAGCTAATCCTCATATTACTCAGATGCCCACTATACTACACGCGGTATCTGAAGTAGGAAACTGGCAAAACAAAACCGATAGCGATTGGAAACACATCATCAATCGTGCCGCAGATACACCTGGATCTAACATTAACCGTCTCTAATATGCCTGTAAGAACTCGTAAAACAAAGCAAGCTGTTCCATCGGGAATGAGCGTCAAACAAATGAAGCGCAAGAAACCATTAAACATGGATTATTTCGCTAAGGATATTGAACCACTTACTGAAGCACAACGCAAGATGTTTGAAGAGTGGGAAAATGATAAGCATCTATTTGCTTATGGTGCTGCTGGAACTGGTAAAACATTCGTGGCACTTTACCTAGCACTCAAGGATGTTCTTAATGAGAATACTCCATACGAAAAGGTATACATTGTTCGCTCTCTTGTAGCAACCCGTGAGATTGGTTTCCTACCTGGAGACCATGAAGATAAGTCATCGCTTTACCAAATTCCTTATAAGAATATGGTGAAGTATATGTTTGAACTTCCCACTGATGAGGAGTTTGAACTACTGTATGGTAATCTAAAAACTCAGGGAACTATTAGCTTCTGGTCTACATCATTCCTTCGCGGAACCACAATGGATAATTGTATTATCCTTGTTGACGAAATGCAAAATCTAAACTTCCATGAACTCGACTCTATCATTACCCGTGTTGGTCAGGATTGTAAGATCATCTTCTCTGGTGACGTTCAACAGACTGACTTAGTTCGCACTAATGAACGCAACGGTATCCTTGACTTCCAGCGTATCATTGGTACAATGGAAGAGTTTGCTTCTGTTGAGTTTGGTGTTCAAGACATTGTTCGTTCTGGACTTGTTCGTTCTTATCTGATTAGTAAAATTAATTTGGGATTCTAAATGTTTATTCATTCTTCGTCATTCGCCCCCATTGAATTGGAACCTATTATGGTAGATGGTCGCAGGGTTTACCCTGTTCCTTCTGGTGGTAAGTATCCATCTATTACTACAGTTCTTGGGGTGTGCCCGAAGAAGAAAAAGAAACTCAATGAGTGGAGACAGCGTGTGGGTGCTGATAAAGCACAGGCAATTTCTAATCGCTCTGCTACTCGTGGTACTCACTTCCACAAAATAGTTGAAGATTTTCTGAATAACTGCTATAATGAAAGCAACTTCAAAGGGAATCCCCTCCCCCTTTTGATGTTCAAAAATGCTGTGCCAACACTCAATAGAATCACTAAGGTCTATTTACAAGAAGCAGCATTATACTCAGATCACCTAGAAGTAGCTGGGCGAGTTGATTGTATTGGTGAGTTTGATGGTATTCCATCCATCATTGACTTCAAAACCTCAAAGGAAGAGAAGCGTGAAGAATGGATGGAAGATTATTATATTCAAGAAACAGCATATGGTTGTATGTTTTACGAACTATATAATACACGCATCAAACAACTTGTAACTATCGTTGCTTGCGAAGATGGCAATACGCAAGTTGTTATCAAGCAACCAAAAAAAGAATATCTCGATAGACTAATCGAACTACGCGCACTCTACCAGGAAATCTATGGAGGATAATATACTACAGGAAAAATTTATGACAGTTGCAAGATTCTCTTCAGAAGTGGAGACGCTTGTGAACAGTGATTCAATGAGCTATATTGATGCTATCATTCATTATTGTGATATCAACGATATTGAGTTGGAGACTGTGCCCAAGTTGATTTCAAAACCACTAAAAGAAAAACTAAAACATGAAGCTCAACAATTGAACTTCATCAAAAAAACATCTAGAGCAAAATTAATGTTAGTATGAGCGACTTCTTTGATTCAGATATCGTCCGTAACGAGGCGAAAGAAATGGAGTTCCTACAAATGAAAGCAATGGAACTCACACTTGCTTCTCCCATGAAAGGAAGCAAGGAAGATCAACTTGAATATATTAATGTTGTTCGTTCTCTAGTTGAAAAACAACAAATCTTTTACACTCGTCTCAAACTTTCTGATGATCCTCGCGCAGTAGAAATGTGTGAGCAGATTGAACAAGGTGCCAAGATGCTTTATGGATGGTGGGAAACGCAAGATGTTCTCTCCTTGATGCGTAACATGCTTGACAAGCTCGACGAGTTTGAAAAAGAGATCGAGGCAGAGGGTTGACACCGACCTCTGCCCGTGGTATGATGACTAAGTGATGAGGTGTCACACAGACCAAATCCAAAACAATCCGAGGTAATCCTATGTCTTTCGCTGATCTCAAGCGCAAATCTCAAAACTCCTTTGCTTCTCTGACTAAGGAACTTGAGAAAGCAAACTCCACTTCCAGTTCCGATGACCGTTTCTGGAAACCTAGCGTTGACGCCGCTGGCAATGGTTTTGCTGTTATTCGTTTCCTTCCTGCTCCTGATGGTGAGGAAATCCCGTTCGTGAAACTCTATTCCCACGCCTTTCAAGGTGATGGTGGTTGGTATATCGAGAACTCTCTCACCACTCTGGGTCAGAAAGATCCTGTGGGTGAGGTGAATCGTCGCCTGTGGAATAGTGGTCGTGATGCTGATAAAGAAACTGCCCGTAAGCAGAAGCGTAAACTGACTTACTACGCTAACATCTATGTGGTGAGCGATAAAGCAAACCCCGATAATGAAGGCAAAGTGTTCCTGTATAAGTTCGGTAAGAAAATCTTTGATAAGATTACCGCTGCTATGCAACCTGAGTTTGAAGATGAGACTCCCGTGAATCCTTTCGATCTGTGGGAAGGTGCTAACTTCAAACTGAAGATCACCAACGTTGCTGGTTACTGGAACTACGACAAGTC